TGGTCCAGCTTTTGTTGAAGTCATCGTTCTTAAGGTCAGCACAGATGAGACGTGACAGGACAAGCGTGTCCGTGACGGTAATCCCATCTGTACTGAAGTTAGGGTAGAGTTTTTGGATGGCAGGTATGTCAAAACAGATGCCATTATGGGCAATCAGTTCTGACGCTTGCGACAAATGTTGGATTGCTTCATCAATCTGGTCTGGACCGTAAACCCAGTTTTGACCAGTATCGAAGTCCATTATTGCAGCGCAATGTATTGTGAAGTTTGGTGTGTTTAGGAATCCGTTACTTTCTAAATCAAATCCTAATCTCACCTAGTGTCGCCAGAACCTTGGATTACATCACGCAACTGACGGTCTGTTAGCTTCTCTAGGTTTTGGTTTGCAATGTCGCTTAATCGTAGTCCTAAGTCACTTGCAATTGCAGTTAAGTACCAAAGTACGTCACCTAATTCGTGGGCTATCTTCTGCTTGTCCTCTTCGCTGACAAACTCTTCTGGGTTAGAACCAACTTTGAACGCCTTGTCACGCACTAGGCGTTTTACAACCTCATGCACTTCGCCACATTCCCCAGCCAAACCCATTACTGGGTAAATTAGTGGGTAGTTGTAAATGGCAAATGTATCAGCATCCTCTTGGTAATTATCGAAGGCATCATTCCATTCGCTTTCATCAACTTCATCGTATGGGTCAATGAACTCACTTTTGTCTTCATCAAACAAATCACGTACCATTAGCTACCTACCTTTCGAATTGGTCTAATTGTCAGAAACGATGAGTGTTCTGGGTTCAGCTTGTTAAACAACCGTGTGTAGTAGGCTGTCATTTTGCATTGCAGCTTGAAGCGTGGGTCTGAAGTTTTGATTGGGTGTTCCCACCTCATTATCTCAAAGATTGCCTTCATGCCGTAGCGTTCAAAGCCCTGTGCAATTTTTTCTATCACTAGCTTTTCCACCAACTCATAAACATGAGGATTGGCGGCGTGAAACTCACGGAAGTAAGCCTCGTGTTCATTAACTGGGGGACGATTGTCGTTGGCAGGTGTCGCCTCAAGTTCTTCAAACGGCAATTTCATCTGTGTATTCATCTTCATTCTCCTCGTTTTCATCTGTGAATTGGGCTAGTTCGGACTCGACTAGACGACCACTTTCACGCTGATAAAACAGCGTTCCACTATCGCCAATCGAACCGCAAAAGCGATTTTTGAGCACCCGTAACTGACGGAAGTCAGAGTCCGGGTCATCTGGGTCTTTTTGTAATCCTATTGCGCTGTCTGCTAACTGAGCCAAGCTATGACTTGAACGTAGTTGTGACAGGCTAACGGCTGCGCCATCTTCGTGACCTCGCCCACCGGGGCGTGTCAGATGACTTACCATTATCATTCCTATGTCGAGTTCTTGAACGAGTGTACGAAACTGTGTGACACATTTGTCTAGTTCCCGGCGTTCATCGACCATGTTGGCAGTAAGCATCGTCACGTGGTCTAGGATTATCCAGTCCACATCTAAGGCTCGTGCCATGTACTGTATTCGCTGACAGATTAGGTCAGCTGAGTTAGTGCCAAAGCTGTCGTAAAGTACACAAGTTCGGTCATCAAACAGGTCGTCAAACCCATCCAATACCTCTTGGTCTGTAGCTTGGCTTCTATCCACCAACAGGTTTTTGTCGAGGTGGATGCCTACCAAGCCCAACAAGGTGCGCTTTGGTGCTTCTTCCAAACTGATTAAGCCAACCTTTTGGCCCGACATCATCAGGTGGTAAGCGACCTCTTTGCAAAATGTTGTTTTGCCACAGCCACTACCACTAGCCAGCGTGATTAACTCGCGCTTTCTCATGCCCATTAGGCGTTCATTTAGTGCCGAATAGGGCCATGAAATGCTACTAGCTGTTTCATCAATGCTAATGACATCACGGTAGTCTTTGGCTTTCTTTATGCCATCAGGTCTGAACTCTCTTGCTTGGTAGACAGATGCAATCAGTTCAGCTGACTTGCCTTTAATCAAAGCCTCGTTGGCGTCTTTAGCTGGTAGTGATGCTATCTTGGCTTTACCCACTGGAAGCACTTCAGCTATGGCTTCAGCGGCATTTCTGCCAGCTTCGTCCATGTCAGTACAAATGACCACTTCGTCAAAGGCAGTCAGGTAGTCGAAGTTTGCTTTGACTGCACGAACAGCTGACTGTGCGCCATTTGGTAGGCTCACACAGGCAAATTTGTGCCCAAAGCATTTTGACAGGCTGATGGCATCCAATTCACCTTCTACAAGGCAAACCTTTTTACCTGTTGACCAGAGGTGACTTCCAAAAAGCGTGACATTCTTGTCTCCTATGAACTGAAACGCTTTGTCACGACCACGTATTTTCTGTCCAATGGTCTTGCCCTTCTTATCCTTGTATTCAGCGATTTGGACTTGTTCGCCTTTGTGATTAGTGCCTATTAGGTATCCAAACTTCCGGCAGTCATCCTCCGTCAATCCTCTAGCTGGTATCGCTTTTGGGACTCCCGTGAGTAAGTCTTTTTGTTTTTCTTGATTTTGGTTTTGAATTGGTTTCGCCTCCTGTGCATTTCCCTCGCTATTGGGTTGATAGGTTTGACAGGAGAAACAGTAGGTCGTTCCATTATCGTACACTCCGTTTGCATCACTACTGCCACAAGCATCACATGATGTGTGGTGTAGAAAAGTTGCCTTGTTGTCAGGTTCTGACTGCATCTGTTTCTCCTTAGGTATTGGTTAAGCTAGGCTGTAGCGTGTGTAGCGTTGACCAAGATGGTCTTTGCGCCATTCGCTTACAATTTTATGACCAGCATCTCGTAAATCTTTAATCCGGCGAGGCAATGACCTAACCCGGTAAAGGTCAACAGCTTCAACAAATGTTATGCTGCCGACATTGTTAAGATGGTCGAGTATTAGGTTATTCTGTGTCATCTGATTGTTCCTTTCCTTCATCAAGCCAATCCTGTGGAATGGTCTTGTTTGCGTATTTGAAATTGTGCTTGTCGCAGTAGGCTGCGTAAGTGGTTGGACTGCGCTTGTAGAGGCGAGCATTTTGATTGCTAAAGACCAGCCTGAAATCAGTTTCAGGATGTTGGTCATGTAACAAATGCCATTTTTGCCTATCTTCAACTGACCAGATTCCTTTTGTCTCAACGTAGAAAAAACCACCGTCCGAAGACGGCAGTTTGAAATCTGGTGTGTATGTTGATTGGCGTTCAGGCCATGTGTATTTGACCTTGTCAGTCTCGTAGAGAACATCCAACCCAGCTTCATTGATTTGCTGTGCAGTCTTATCCTCTAAGCCACTTCTGTAACCACGTGCTATGGCTAATGAACGGCGTTTAGAAATTGTAGCTACCCTCCTCTTCACTATCAGCCACATTATCATTGGCAGCTACAAAGCCGCCTTCAACTTCACCAAACTGATGCCCAGTGTTTGAGTTTTCAGACAGCTTTATGAGTTGGACAGCACCTAATTGCATTGAAATGCCGTGACCGTTACCTTTCGAGTACGGGTACAAAGTTCCTGCTAATTTGACTTCAGACCCACCAAAAATCCGGGGTAGATTGTGGGCTGGAACAACTTTGCCTGAACTGTCACAAACAGATGGTTGAAACTTTGATTTGGTTTTCACGATTACGTCACCAGTTTCAGCATCCTTTGCAAACGGTAGCGCGGCAGATTTCGCCTTGTCGCCAAACGCATCGTTTGCTGCTTTACGAACTTCATCCATCAGCGGCTTAGCTTCAGCCTCAGACAGGCGAAGATTGCACTTGTAGTGTCCTTCAGCGTCAAATTGGGTATCCGGGTTATTCAACCACGGGTATTGGGCAATGCCTTGCGGCGTCTTAAAAGTAATCTTCTTGTTTGCCATTCTTAATATTCTCCTTTTGTGTCTATTTCGCAGTCGTCATTGACAGCGTTAGTTGGTAGCCCGAACTCAGCGAGTGACAGGCCATGTTCTTCTGCTTCTGCAAGCAGATTGATTGGGATAGGTTCGCCCCTTTTCAGGTACATCTTCCCTATCCCAAGAAGTCGTTCTTTGGGGTCCAATTGATTTTCCTTATGTAATGGTGTTGAAATGCAAAAACCCCCAATCAAGGGGGCTTTCGCTACATAAGTGTCGGGTCTTGTAACCGTTGCTGACTGTGGGTTCTAGCTAAATGCGTAATCGCTTTTTAGCACCTCACTTAAATCCAAATCCAGTTTGTCTGGTACTTGTATGTCTTGGGTGTCAGGGGCTTGTTCCAATCTAGCAAGCGTCTGTTCAAGCAGTTCAGTGTATGG